GGGTTATAGGGCGGCCTAGAGAGGAGGTGGGGGTGACACTGGGTGCCCAGTGGAGGCTGTCCCCAGACGGACAGACCACGATGACATCACCAGCGTTCTGGGGGATGGTGGCACCTGCGTCCACCAGGTTCTCTGCGCTAGACCCTAAAGCTAGGGACTCAGCATGGATTATCTCGTCCTTGGAAGGGATTACTTCGGCCATTTAGGCACCTCATGTAATGTTCCAACCCTTTCCCCAACCAGCTAGACGGATGCGCTCCATCTCTTCAGCAACATGCTTACGCTGCTCGTCTGGATCGGAATGGATCGGAACGTCGATTATCGGTATGTTGTGAGACTCTAACCAGTCACGGACTGTTTCAGGGTGTTCCTCGTTGGGCCACCCCCTGGCGCGGAAGATAGAACGAGTCATCTTGGAGATATGCCTTACGTCCTCTCCCTGCCTGGCGGCTGCCAGGATTCCTTCAAAGTCCCGATCTACATCCTGAACGACCTCACCATTGTCTCCAGCCCATTCTTTGTGGGCCTTAGACCTATTGTGCATCGTCATCTGAGCGGAACTCAGTCCAGTCTTACCACAGGGGCAGTCAGTAAGTGTCACCACGATATTTCTCCTTCGTTACTACAGCCGAATAGAGCCACCTGAGCCACCAGGGGGGGCGATTGAAATAGCCCTGCTTGTGTTCCAGGATCGGCATGGTGTTGTTGGTGAGGAAACTGGAGGACTGGCCTTCCCACGGAGCCTTTGGAGGGCCAACTTCCTCTATGAATCCACGGTCAACTAACACCCGGTCTATGCGGCTACGCAATTCAAGCCATTGTTTGGGAGTGTAATCAGACCCTGCTATCTGTATGCGCTCGTCCTCAAAGATGACGCACTCGTCTCCGACCTTCACATGGGTGAGGATTAATCTCCCTGACTTGGGGGGTGCGTCATTCTCTAGTAGACGCACCCCTGAGTATTTCAGCTTGACCATCTAGACACACTCTATTACTACAGAGCAACAGAGCATGATGGGGTCATCGCCGCCTGTGCCTTCAGCCGCCTTTTTAACATCCACTCCTAGCACGTTGCCTGGGGCTACGAGGCCCGAAGCGTCGAAGGCAGCAGATACGTCGGCTACGGCGAGGTCGTTGGCTGCTACGGTCAAAGCAGCAGCTGTGATACCGTCAGTGGTCGCACTGGTGGTCTCGTCATTGACTCCACCAGATACGTCTATGGTGTAGGTGTCTGAGGTGTCCAACGCGGTGCCAGTACCACACCACCACAGGTAAGCAGCCTGTACGGCTACCGTGTTCTGGGGCACCATGAACGCTGCACCTACGGCAGCATCGGTGTCATCCAGCCCTACCCCGTGGAAGTCGCCGTCGAAGTCCTGGGGGGCAGCGGATTCAGTGTACGGGAACTGTAGATTGATAGTCTCTTCATGGAGAGGCTTGATGTCGAAGGCTACCCTCCCCGTGTCGATGGCAAAGCCTATGACCTGGTTCAGGGCTTCGGCTGTGGTGGTGAGGTTGATGCGGGTGGCAGTGATGTCACCAGCGGTCTCACTCAGGAACATCGCACTACCCTGTGTATACGGGGCATCGGTATCCCTTATTATCCCACCACGGCAGAGTACGCCTACATCGCCAGAAGCGAAGCTGTTTACGGCTACGGCTTCGGCGAATTTTGAGTTGTCGGTTGCGTCGGCGAGTTCCCAGTCGGTGCCGTCGAAGTAAACCATGTCCCCGGCGGTTACGGCTGTGGAGCCGATGGTTGCAGAGAATTTATCTCTTGCCTGTTCAACATGCGGATCAGCCATTTCTAATACCTCATCATCAGATTACGGAACTATGCTCAACGAGGTTATGTCGTCGTTAGGCAGCGGAGTCGATACCAGCCAGCCCTGCACAGGACTTGGCAGAGTAGACGACTGCGTTCAGGTAGACAGCCATCCGGTAAGCATCTTCGTTCTTGTCGAACTTGGTGCCCAGGCGTTGGATGTCAGGGTCGAGAACCGTGCCGTTGTGGATGATAGTCCAGCCCTGCTTCTCCTGGCCTGTCTTGATGGCGTAGATGGTAGTAGCAGAGGAGGAGGGCCATTGGCTGTCACCCTGTTCGTATTGCTCGGAGTTGGTGATGTAGTCGTTGATGACCACAGGTATGCCATTGTAGAGGACATACTGGTGACCAAACATCTCGGCAGAATTGAGTAACACGCCGGAGCCTGTCGCCCTTGCAAGGGAGGTCAGCTTACGGCGCATGGTCTTGTTCATCATCAGGAAGTCGGGCGCACCACTCTCCACCAGGTCGATCATGGCGTCCAGGCGGTCAAGGGTGAGTTCGGTCTCTGCCCCGGTGATGGTAGCAGGCTGTGAGCCGTCGTCCATCATGAGGAGGCGAGAGTCGCTGATGAGAAGAGAGGTCAGGCCCTCTGGCTCTGTCGATGTGGAGCCGGAGTTGCCAGTGATCAGGAGGTCTTCCAGCTTTCGGATGATGGACTTGGCCATCTTGGAAAGCAGGACTGCTTCTTGAGACTGCACGTTGTCGGCGGTCTGCATGGCGAAGCGGTCTAGGGGGTGCTGCACGCCCACGGTGGTGAGGGAGACAGTCTTCTTCGTGTAGGTCGGCTCGGTGTCTGCCCAGATGTCTCCTACCTGGTGGGTGGCGGCGGCTCCCAGCGTGCTTTCCCGGTTGTAGACCAGGGAGTTTCCGCTGAAGCTGCTGAACTGGAGGAAGGGGGCCAACTCGGATGCGGTGATGATGTTATCGAACACACCAGCCGTAACATCGTCGTTAGCCAACTTCTGATATTCACTAAGTGTTGGCATCTCATAGTCCTTATAGGTTACGTCTTCGCAGCCCCCGCTCGATGAGGGCTGAACCACGGAGTTCTTCGTTCCCGCCTGCGATAGCCGCTCCCGTATCGAGGTCGGCTACGCCTGCTTTCTCCAGGGCCTTCTTCCCAGCATTCTTCGCCTCGTCGGCGAGAACCTTACGCTCGGCTGTGGCCCTGCGGCGTTCTTCCTGGGCAACCATCTTGGCGGCATTTATCTGGACATCGTAGATGCCCTCGTTGTCGCCCGTCTTGGCTCTCTCCCAGGCTGCTGCCCAATCGGTCTGGATTTTGACGGCATCCTCTTCACTGATGAAGAGATTGCCACTCTCATCCTGAACGGTGGAAAGGAGGCGGGACATCTCATGGTCGTAACGCGAGTTGTAATCCCGCGCTGCTTGTCCTTGAGCCAATTCCTGGTTCACCTGTGATATTTGATCCTGCACTTCGTAGGTGTCTCCTTTCTGGGCAGCCTCCATATAGAGACTGAACACCTTACGCATTGCCGTCAACTCATCACGGAACCCAGCGAATTCCGCATCCCTGTCCGTATCCCTACGGCGTTGGCCTTCCCTGGAGCGCAGGTCATTCTCCATCTTCTCGACCTGGGCCTCCAGCTGGGCTGCTTTCGCCTTGTAGTCTACTTCTTCCTCAGAGGTCTCTTCAGTAGCCTCTTCAGCTGGCTGTTCAGCTGGCTCTTCTACCTGGGGTTCCTCTTGTGGGGTCGTTACCATGCGATGCTCCTTGTAATGGAGGGATCACTGTGCAAAAGTGTAAAGCTTGTCATCATGTAGTGTCAATTTATGGAGAGGCCCATGGGTATGCATCTATCCATGCTTCGTCTCCTACTTTCTTGTTGTACTCCACCCACGGGATGATTCCTTCTCCTGGGGCTGGCTTGGTTATACCGTAGCCGTGACGTATTAGAACGGAGGTGACTTCAGGAGTGGCGAGTCTTATATTCATCCTCATCTCGTCCCTTTCATTAAGCATGTCACGGATGATGTTGCCTGAAGTGGCGTCTGGGTCATCGTGCTGGGACATGATGTAGGCTTTCTGGACAGGGTCATTCTCATCTAGGAACTCGTCCCATGCGTTCTGCCAAGACCTTGACTTGCCCATCTTCACGGATTCATTAGCACGCCAGTACCCGGTGTCAGCTAATAGCTGCCTGTCCCTGTCCACCTGCTTGACCGACATAGGGTCATTACGGCTGAGGTGTTCCTCTATGCTCTCTACCAGAGCGTTGCCCAGTTCTGACTTTAGAGTCTTGAGACGCTTCGCATGGTCGTCGAAGTCGAACTCCCCAGTCAGTTCTATGACCTGGTGTTCTGGGCCAGCCTGTTTTTCTAGCTTCAGGTTCTTGTTCTCTTTATCTGTAGGGCTGCCGTTTCCATACATGACCTCTATGTAACGCTGCAAGCCCATGTCGAACTCATGCTCGGTAGGCTCCAGTTCCTCGTAGGTATTTAGAGCAGATACCATGCGGGGGTCTTCATTGGGACTACCTGCGATAGAGGAATTCCGCAGGTTCAGCATCTCCTGCGCTTTAAGCATACGGATGTCGCCTAATTTCTCACGGAACGTCCTACCCCAGGGGTAATTGAAGTCCTCTCCTTCATCCCAGTCCTCCCCCATCATCTCCATCTCAAAGACTTCATGAATCTTATTGTTGTACTTCTCATCTACCTTATTGAACCTATCCTGGTAGTACCATGTGTCGCTGCCCCGGCGTTCCAGTACGGTATTCACATCGTCCTGGAAGCTGGGGTCTCTTTTGTAG